GCTGCGATTCACTGGGGGCCGAGGACTCGGAGGGCGGCTGCGATTCACTGGGGGCCGAGGACTCGGAGGGCGGCCTGGACGCGGACGATGATGGTTGACATGCTCCAACCATAATCAGCAACCATCGTCCAGCCACGAGCCGCACAAGCACTGGTGTTGCAGCCTCGATATACTTGCGCCCCGTTGTCGACTCCGTTTTCGCACGGGGGTGCCAATTGATGAGACCGAAATCATCCCAAGCCTGAATCGTCTGCTGCGGCTCTGAACTGCTACCGGAAGAACTGCTCGCTTGCTGCCCGTGATGTTCAAGTTGGATATCCGCCTCATCGCAGGCGTACCACGTCTCTCTAGTTACGGCCTCCTGGACGCGATCATAGGTATCAATGAACTCCCACGCGCCTCGAGCATTATCGAAGGCTGCCCAAATATACTGCGATAGTGACGGAACCTTAGCAGTTTGCGGGACTGTCCCAAGTTGCGGCCACCAAATAGCCACCTGTTTGGCAGTGCCGGCTTTTTGCCACCGGCCAGCGACACGGATCACCGGCTTTGCGCGGATACTCAAAAAGTATGATCCCTTGGCAGTGCCGGCTTTTTGCCACCGGGTCGCTGCCTGTCTCGCTTCCCAGAATAGATCATCGACTGCGAAAAGACCTAGATGCTGGTATCGCGATTGTGTCGATAACGTGCCTCCCGCGCCAACAACACCTTCCGGTGGGCGCTGCTGTGCTTTGTGCGCACGGGCCGATATGGCGTCAATGTCGGTGGAGCGTATGATCTCACCGCGTTTTGGTCTTGGTCGCACCATCTCACGCCTCGTACACAACACACAGAAGCTGGCTGTTCGCCTGATCCGCCACGGCGCCCAGCGTCAATCCGGGCGCCACGGGAAAGACCGCAAACTGACCGGGCGCCAGCCGCATGAGCGATCGCTGACTTCCGTCATTATACCCGAAGGAAATGTTCCCGGATGAGTCGATGTTCTTCACGAACGCATAACCTGGGCTGCTCAAATCCGTCAGACTGATCGTTACAGGCGTTGTCCCGACGGTCTTGGACATAACGAGAACTTTAGAGCCGGTCCGCTGAACGCTCACCGTGTCGTTGAAGTCTGCTTGCCACTTTTCGTTTTCGTCATGGCGCAACGCCAAGTCGATCGTAATCACTACGCACCTCCTTTCTAAGTGCCTAGGGCTATAGCACCATCACACAAACAGATAGCTGAAATTGGCTCGTTCGTACCGTAAAGACCAACCGCTTGTCGTTTTCACGTAGACCTCAATCCATCCATCCTTCCGCAGTTCGTGGTTCCAACCGTAGGTCTTTCCCTTATCCGTCACGCACCGGTAGAGGAAGTTGCACGTCACCGCCCAACGCACGGGATAGTCGAAGTCCAGCGTCGTCTCCATATCAATGCTGTAATTCTCGAAGAGCACGGTATCCGGAGGCTTGCCGAGAAATGAGACACTGTTCACTTTCCCCACGGCGGCGTCAAACCGCTGTTGCGGCACAGACTCCAGGTTGTGCCAGGTGATCGCGATCTGCTGTTGCGGCACATACAAACGCAGAGCCGGTGATTCGCCGTCCGGGATCGGCTTGAATGGGTCTTCATCAAGATTGTCGCCCCAGTGGGCGTTGTCGATCTTGAGGAATTCGCCACCCGCGTCGAGCTTCAGTTCCAGCCACGTTCCCTTCCGTCTCTGCGGCACCATCATCCCTTCGGGCCAGAGAGCGATTTCCTGCGGATTGATGCCGTACGTGATGCGGACTCTCGCATAGTCGTATCCGATCACGGCGCGCGCGGGATCATGTGGCGGGATCGATTTTGTTCCTTCGCCCAGCGCTGGATCAACACTGATGGACACGGGGTACGCCCAGAGAGCGCCGGGGTGGGGCTTTTTCTGCATATAACGCAGAAATGACCAGACGTTCGCCGCCGGACCAATAAATGTGCGGTCGATCCGCGCGATCGACGAGTTGTCGAATGTTGCAGCATTCGAACCGGATATCTCGACGAATCCAAAGAGCGTATTAGCCATAGACTGCTGGCACAGGTGATTCAAGTTTCACTTTCAATGCGCCGCCATCAGCCGCTGCGGCCATCTTGGCGATCCCGTCTGCTGTCTTTTGTGCTGCTTCTGTCGCCTTCTTTTGCAACTCCTCAAAGGCCTTTTGCTGCATCTCGCGGGCCAGGGCCGCGAATCCGACAAATGACGCCGTTGGTCCTTTCGTCTCGGCTGCCTTTTGAGGGGCTGCGGCGGACGGTGTCGGCGGTGCGGCTCCGCCGGTTGGTGCACCAGCTTCGGGTCCAGGGCCTGCGGCCGCACGACTCTCCTGAAACTGCTTCCATCGCTCGTTCCACTCTCCCATGAGCGCGTCGAGCTTCTCTGTCGATTCCTTGGTGTTCGCCTCGACGAATGCGGGCCATTCCTTGATGGTCGATTTGAAACCTTCGGTCAGACCTTTCCATTCGAAGTTCCAGTCGCCGGTCTTGATCCAGTTCCAGAAAGCCGTCCAGAGATTGCGGAGATTCTCGAACATGTTGCCCATGATTGTTTTTGTGATGTTGAATATGTCCGTGAATACGGACTGCCAGTTATCAGCGAACCAGCCAACAGCGATGACAAAGTTTTGGCCGAAGGCCTTGATCTGTTCCCATGTGTTGAGCACGAATAGACGGGCACGCTCCACCATGATGGCAAGCGCCAATCGCCAATTCTCGCGCAAAAAGACCATGAATTCGCCCATCTTGCTGGCCCATGAGGCCACAGAATCGAGCGTTGCGCCGGCCCACTCCAGAATCGGCTTGACGTTGAACGCTTCGATGAGACCCGATCCGATATTCGCGAGTGCAGTTTGGATGTTGTCCGTCACGGTGCTCCAGAGGCCACCAATTGTTTTGCTGAGCTTCTCCATGCCACCGGCAAACTGTCCGCCTGCTCCTGTGAGACGGTTGATCGCCTCCTGGACCTGAGGAAATCCGACCTGTCCGCTCGACACAAGTTCGCGGACTTGGCTTTCGGCAACACCAAAGACGTTGGCCAGTTCGCGCGTGATGGGAATGCCGCGGCTCTGAAAGGCGTCCAGCGTTTGTGTGGTCATGTGTCCTTGTGCTTGAATCTTCCCATAGATTGCGGCAAGCTCACCGAGATTCGCTCCAGAAAGGGCGGCGATATCGCCGAGTTGTCGCATCGTGGGGACGATATTTTCGGCCGCGGTGCCGTAGGCTAGAAGTTGTTTCGCGACTTCGGCCAATTCCATCTGTTCAAAGGGTGTCGCCGCCGCGAATTTGTTGATCTCATCCATCATCGTCTTGGCTTTGGAGCTGCTGCCAAGCAGAACCTCAAACGACGTGGACAACTTTTCGACCTGCGACGCAAGACTAATCGCAGAACTGACGGCAGAACCGATGCCCTGTGCGAGTGACATTCCCACCCCGATGCCCATGCCCTGGAGGATATTCATCGGATTGAGAACACTGCCCACAGCACCGGCGAGACTCTTGAGCGGGGCGGCGGCTGCCGATCCGACGGTACTAAGTGCGGAGCGAATTCGGCCAACCGCTCCCGTGACAGCCTCAACACCGGCCGTTCGAAACTGGATCACGTGCTCGGCAAGGACGCCCATCAGAGTTCCCTCACTACGTAATGCTCATCGGGGCCAATCGCCCCTTGCAGGATTCTGAGCTGGTACACTGTCAATTCCAGGACCTGCTCCGGGGTCCACCCGAATTCTTGGGCCGCCCAACGGAAGAGCGCCGGCCAGTTCATTCGCTTGTATTCGATGCCGTCGTCTCCCCCGTCGGGCCAGCGGAGTTTTTTAGTCCACCCTCAACAATGTGTCCTACGAAGGCAGACAGTCCATCGAGTGGAACATCGCCAAGTTTTTCGAGGAGAAAGTTTCTGACGCTCTGAAGTGTTGGAAACTCCACAGCGTGATGTTTTCTCAGGGCAAGAAACCACTGGATTGCGACCTGTTCGAAAGGCGGCAATCGGTTGAGGTCATCCATCGTGATGGCGCACCGCTGTGACGCAACCCGGTGGGCCTGCTCCCAGAACACAGCACGCTGATCAGGCGGCAACCGTGAGGCAACTGCCACCGCCTTGTCGAGAACGTCATTGGTCTCTTGGATCAATTGGGCTTCGAGCGCGGCCCACGCTCCGAGCGTCGGCGTAGTCAGCGTGTAGACACGCCCTCCAATATTGAGTTGCCTTTCGATTTTTCCGGCGACTCTCGCTAACCCATCCATAGTCACTCCTCATACAGTCCACTCGCCGTCGCCTTCGAAGTCCACGCTGTACTTGATGATTTCGCCGGTGTCGGGCGTGACTGTCACTGAAATCTTCTTGACGATAGCGCTGCCCGAATAAGTCTTTCCTGTATCGCCTTCGGCCAGTTCAAGCGCCGCTGTTGCTCCGACAGTTAAACCGGCAATATTCAGACACTCGAACGATCCTCTGACATCGACGACGCCCGGCACGGCGTATTTAAACCCACCTGCACCGTACTTGCTGACTTCGGCCTCCATGTCTAAAGTCCAACGAAGAACTTCAATGTTCGTTGTCCCGATTTTCGCTGTTCCGGATTTTCCTGATCGTCCAGCCATGGTCTACTCCTCAATCTCTTGCACTTGGTATTCGATTGTTCCTGTCGCGATCCAGCGTTCCTGTCGCGCCCCCTCATCACGTTCGATAGTGAAGTCGCTAAGTTGGCCACTCAAGACTACGAGATCATCGCTCGTCCATTGTCTGTCGGCCAGCTTCCGCATGATACGGCGTGCCATTTGTGCCTGTGACTCGTTAATGCCACTGACGATTACGGTCACCTCAAGCACCGGGTATTCCGTCAGCGATGACCGCGTCGCGAATCGCAGTCGCCATCCTTCGATTGCCGCACACGGTCCCGCGTGGCCGCTTGGCGGCACGGCAGCGACAGTCCACGCGAGATCGGTCTCAGCGATCACGATCGCCAGTTCGGTTTTTATCGCCTCGATTGCTGTCATTTGACTCGCAACTGCTGAAGGGCCGCGCGCGATTCATCGAGGGCCCGCGTCAACCAGGGCCGTGGGGCAATACGTCCCGTCCCGACCTCCAGATACGCCATGTACGCGGCATTCTTCCGAATGCCGAGACGTGCGAATAAGGAGTTTTGATTGTACTCGACAGCAACATTCTTGCGCCCAAAACTACGTCTGACCTGCGGTGGTTCTCCAGGTCTGCTTCCGATGAAAACCGTGTATTGGCTTCCCTTTTTGCCCTTACTTGTATCCCGCTTTCGTTTCTTCCGGATTCGTTTCGCCGGTTTACTAACCAGAACAATGGCGCGTGTGCGGACGATATTCGCCGCAACCACGATCAGTTTCCACGCCTGTGCGCGTGTGATCTTCGGTACATCAGCCTGAAACTTCGTCGATGTCGAAATCGAAATCATGTCGCTGCTTGAGAAATCGTCCACAGTTCACCGCCGACGACGGATGGGTCGTCACTGGCAGCGCGTATCTGCTCATTGAGCAGTGCGATCTGTTCCATCAGCCATTTCTCATACTCGTCCCAGCGCACATCCGGCGGTCCCTGACGTGAGGCGAGTTCTGCCGCGTAGCGATCGCGTGCGGTCTTGAGGTCATCCAGGTAACTCATAGCATGCCTCGCCCGACAATCATCCAGAGCACGACGCCGCCAACCACGGTTCCGCCAATACCCGCCAACCAGACGGCCAGCACGTACATGCTCTGCACGCGGTTGGCCAATCCGATCTTGCCGTTGCCGCCGTACACCTCGTTTTCCAGATGCTCCAGGCGACGACAAATATGCGGCCACATGGAGCGCAGCTCCGTAACGGCTTCGGCAATCGCATCAACCTTCTTTTCTAGTCGTGTGATGTCATCCATGGTTCAGGATTCTATGATCTGGCTCGCCCGGCTCGCCCTCAAACTCGACAAGGGCGAAGCATTCCACATCCATTCGCCGGAATTCGGCCTCGAGATCGTCGAGGAGGTTCCAGGCCCCACCGGGCGTCTCTCCCCGTAACGGGCGGCCGTGGGCCTCCGGCCCCCAGCTGTTGAGCCGATACAAGGCCGGCAATTCCTCGTTGTACTCAATCAGGCACATCTGGTGGGCCCATGAACCGGAGGGGACAAAGACGTGATACCCCTTGTAGTTCCTGGGCTCCATACGGAAACCCCGGAGGCTGGCAATCGTGAGCGGGCGGCGGTAGTCGCGGATCATCTGCACCGCCTCATCGACGGTCTTGACTTCGATGCAGACGCAGGGGTTATCCTTCGCCACGTCAAAGAACTTTTGATACTCAGGCTTACGCGTATTCGCCCGGCTTCCCCAACGGCGTGCGATATTGCCGGAGTAAGGCGGCACTCCCTCATCATCTTCGAAGAGCACGCCATACTTTGAGACGGCCGCTGCAGCCCATGATCCAAGTGATCCATCGCCTGACAACCCACCGCCGATTTGGTTTCGACTGACCGCATAAATCCACGGTGCAAACCAGGGGCGGAATTTCTCCTCCTGCCCCATCGCAATCTCGATCACCTGCCGCCGTTCGCCTGCTTGTTTCATCCCCCAGGAGACACAATCCCCGATCTCCTGCCGTCCAGCCGGCAAGTCACGGCCAAGTATCTCGCGGCACAATTCCCAGATTGGGCGACTTGCCTTCGGGTCGGCCTGCTTGAGCAATAGTCCACGCTTGACCGCCTCGGAAACGCCGATAAGGAAGCCGTCACGACGAAACGCCTCCTTGGCCTCCGCGGCCTTCTTCGGTCCTAACCAACCCATCAAGTGGTAAGCTGGCCCTGATAAACTCATGGGGTGAGGCTCTCCAAACCTTCCGCGATCTCCAACCAGATCCGTCGATACTCGTCCAGATTCGTCAGGCGGCCTACCGCGGCCTCACCGTCCAGGGCCGCATCGAGGGCCTGCGAAAAGGCCTCCCATCGCCGCATGGCCTCGAGCGTCCGCAAGTTGGCACGCACCATGGCCCGGACTTGTTCCCGTGCAAAACGGGGTGTTATGATCTTCTTCTCGTCGATGGCCTTGACCACGGCCCGCAGGGCCGCGGCCACACGCTTGGCATCGCCCAGGCCTTCGGCCGCGACCAATTCCCTGGCCTTCGCGGCGGCCCATTGCGACCATGTCGATGGCCGTGGCTGCGGATCGGGTCCAGGCGTCGGATCCGGATGAGGGGCCTCATCACCAACCTGAACGTCTTTCCGCAGCAGCAGGACGGCGTTGTCCTTGACGGCGGCCGCGACCAGGACATAGGGGCCCGCGACGGGCGAGGCAAAACAGAGCGTCCGCCCGCCGTCACAGACCTGGAAACACCCGTCGCTTGGACCGATGACCAACCATTGGGGCGGCGATGCCAGCAAGTCCTCGGGGAGCCGATAGACGGCCAGCCGCCCGGTGGCGATGAGCTCCGGACCATCGATGGTCGGCGTCTCCACGGCCTGAACGGTCCGCATGATCGCGACCGCTACCAGTGCGAACACTGGATACCACTTCCGCGCCTTCCACGGCATTGCTCACCTCTTCGCCAACAGTTGGATCAGGGTCATCACGAGGGTGATGATCGCTTCGATGAGGGCCGGATTGATGCTGGTTAGCCCGCGTGCCTCGATCTCTTCCGCAACAGCCACACGCACCTCATCGGCGGACGCATTGCCGATCAGTCCAAGTTTTCCGGATTGCACCGCCTGAGCAATTTCGGCAACGAGTTTCGCCATGCCCGGCGTGAGACCGTCGAGGTACCGCTTGACTTCTGCCTCATCGGCTAGGTTCGTAGGAATTGGCTGGGCCGCTTCAACCAAATCGATTACGGCCTTGCTGATCGCGATCATGAGTAACGTCTCCTACTAGCTCGGCGTGTTCTTGATCCACACTCGCGGTTCAACCACCACGGGTACGCCTGATTCCGTGGCCTGGAACTCGACAAGGATATCGGCACGGCGAAGAGCCACGTCATCGCGGTTTTCCGTGACTTCCAGCGGCCAGACCTGAACGTAACGCATAGCCTGGAGGAGGTCGCCGTAGAACCACGTCGCCGTAGCTGTAGCCGATGCGACGCCAGCCGCGACCTGTTCACTCCACACCAACGGGGAGACAATCGGTTGGATTCCCATGTTGGCTAGCGGATTCGCGGATGCGACGATGTTGCTAGTGCCGGTTCGCACTTCAGTGGCATTGAGAATCCGGTTAACCGTGCTCCGCAGCTGCGGCGGCACAAGCACGAACCGATTGGTCAGCATCGGCGGCATTGCGCTCCCAGGAATGGTATTCTGCAGCAGCAGATTCTCGCAATCGTCGAAGTCGGTCCAGTCGGTCATCGGGTTCGCTTGCTCGTTGACCCAGCGGCCGGTCGTCAAAAACAGATTCGACGCAACCTCGCTAGAATCTGTCTTGCGCTTTTCAATCACGCAGCTAGACACAAGACCAGTCACGTACTGCGTTAGAGCCCGCTCTTTTTCCAGCGCGATCGACTCTCCGAGTCTGCGTGCTGCCTCCAAGACTTGCCCCGTTTCATCGAACAGGACTGTCTCGCGCGTAATCGGGATGCGCGCGCCGCGTTTGACGGGCGGGAGGCTTTTTACGTATTCCGTCATAAGGCCGACGGCAGGTTTGTCCTGTCCCTCGGCGTATTCGAGACTCTTGCCATCGGCCAACGGCAGTGTGAAGTTTAGAATCCGCGTATCACGCGAGCGAGCCTGCACCGTTCGCACCAGACGGGACAGGGGAGCGTCTGGATACTGGTAGCCCTCCAGCACCGCGGCATACACCACGCGCTGTGTGATCGCCGAGAAAGCGCTGGATGACACCACATCGGCCTCGATCAGGCGACCCGAAGCCCAATCCTCGACAAGCTCGTGGCCAATCGGCTCTCCGTTCACGGTCACGAAGTGCGCGGCCAGATCGCGGATCGAGAATTCGTCGGGTTTGATTCCGCCAGGCTTGCCATTCAGGCCTCGATCAAGGGCCTCCTGGATGTCGATCAAGCATTGCTTGTTGTTGGCTTTGAAATGCTTAAAGACTTCCTTTGCCCGAATCATATTCTGTTCTCCTAACTCATGAGTTTGCTCTTAATGCGAACTTGAACCGTAGTGCCCGCCGAGGCTTTAAGAGCGAGAACACGACCGATGATTTCGCCGGCCGTGGCCATCTTGACAACCGTCTGATTGGCGACAGCCGTTCCGTTGCCGATGGCAACGCCATCCGTCACGTCGTATTTAGCTCCCGAAGGACAGTCAAACTGGAAATCCCCGTCCGTCGCCACCAGGACGTTCCCCGTTGAGCCGGCGTCGTGAGCACTCAGGGCGACCCCCACAAAGGCAGCTGCGAAATTCGCCTTCTTTGTGGCGTAGTCGCCTCCGGAGACGGTCACGGCGTTTCGCACCGCGTTAGTCGTCGCGTCCCAGTAGAGCAGATCGCCGATTTCAATGGCGTCTGCCGAATATTTGGGAAGTGCAATTGTTCGCGGTTCCCCGCGGATCAAACGAAACGTATTCGCCATGGTTACTTCCTCCAGCTGGTTACGAGAGATTCAAGGTCCTGACTGGGCGTAACGCCCGCCCGCGCCGATACGGGTTTCCGGTTTTCGAGAAGCTTTTTGAACTCGCCGATTGCCTTCTTCCGCTTATCCGCATCGGTGGTCGTTTCTAACAGTTCCCGCAGCGATTCAGGCAGATCATCGAGGGACAGGGACGCCTCCTTAAGTTCCTTCGCCACCTGCTCTTTGTGCTTGATCTGCTCTAGTTCGCTGGCGAACTTGTCGCGCTCCTCTTTGAGTGCAACGAGTTCCTTCTGAAGTTCCGTCTGGGCCTGGATGGCCTCGACGAGATCGGGCCGGGCTTCTTTGAGCTCGGCAAGGGTGAGACTGGTTAAATCCATCTTTCGACACTCCTTAATTCTGAGAATCGAATCCGGGTCGATACCGAATTTGCGAGCGGCGTCTTTCGCACGTTGTAGTGCCAATTCGCGGTGGTGGGCTGCCAACTTACGATTCTGTGCGATAGCCTTCAGTGATCGCTTGACGGCCTCAGGGTTATGAATGGGAAAGTAGCGCTTGTGAAGCGGGTAGGTCTTATCGCGGATTTTGACACCGCCAGGTAGAACGATGGCAAAGGCCTCGTCGGGCAGCGTGTCCGGATCGTCCGCCGGTTCATCCTCAACAGCAGTCGGCTGATCGGCCTGCGTAGCATCGGATGCTACTGGCCGTTGGTCTGCCATGACCGCATCGATGGCTGCCTCGTACAGTGAGCGTGTCGTGGCCGGTTCAGCCACCAAATCGACGCTCCGCACGGATTCAATCGCTTCGACGACCACTTGACCGTTGCGCACCGCCGTCTTTCCCCGTGCGTCATGGGAGAGCCCTACGTTTTCCGGGCAGTGCTCCGCGTCCCAGAAGAGCTGCTCGGCCAGAGGGTGTTTCGGATTGACGATCAGGTCCCCGTAAAGACCGTCCCCGTTCATGTGCACATTCACAAGTTTGCCGATCCTGTCGCGGTAGCTGCGTAGCTGTCCGCTCGGGATGTGATCGACGTTGACCGCCTTGCCCTCGTAGAGACCGACAGCCCGCTGGAGGGCGTCCTGGCTGTATGTCCGCCTGTTCGCGGATTCGAGGCCGAGAATCTTTACGCCGTGGATGATCCCCCGCTCGCGGTCAACACGCAGAGCGACGTTTGCAGAGGTGGTATATTCCAGAAGGCGCGTCCCGTCCTGGGTGTCATCCTTGTGCGCGCCTTCCCGGAGTACCGGAGGCAGGTCATCATCGGAGGCGTCGGGATGGACTTTCTTCCACGCAGCCTTGAACTTGGCGATGACCTTGGGGAGGTCTTCTTTCGGGATCTCCACACGATTTTCGCGGAACCCTACCGGTCCCAGCGCGGCGATTGCCATGCCAACCTGCCGTGCCGTTTCCTTCTTCTCGGGGTCCTCCCAGAGGCGGAGCTTCCAGGTGGATGGACTCTCCGGGTCAGGCACGTAGGCGTAGGCCTCTGCCGGAAACTGCATGCCGTTTTCGGTCTTGTAAACCTTCTCTGCCATGGCCAGTCAAAAGAAAAAGGGGCCAGATGCGAAACCACGGGCCTTGCGACCACAATCGGTTTGGCACCTGGCCCCTACAGAATCTTGGGCTGGTTACCTTGCTACCATCATCATACTGTAGGGACGAGTCCTGTCAAGGGGCTGCTTTCAAACTTTATCCCGCCCGTCGTAACGCCTGTGGATCGTCACCGCCCGGCCGCTTTCGTAGCAAATCTGGACGGAGATCGTTCCCGTGAAGGCTGACCGCTCGGCGTCTTCGGCCAAGTGTTGAAGCCGAGCAATGGCCAGCTGGAGCATCGCCTCATTGGGCGTCCGTTCCTTAGGCTGACTTGCTTGTTTCGTGTCCATCTGTCTTGTCTTCATCGGTCTCCCTTTTCCGTTCAAACAGTATCCCGTGATCCCCCGGATAGGGT